GGCCACCGAGAGCGCGTCGAACCAGCGCGCCTCCGATAGAGTTGCCCGGTTCTGGTAGCAGTCCAGCAGCTGCGCGCACCCGTCGCCCTTGGCGCTGCGGCGCATGATCTTGGCGAACGACTTACCCATGCTGTCTTGCAGCATCTGCCCCAGTGCCGTCAGGCGACCCGTCGGGATAGCTGCGGGCATGGCGGTGCGGGGCTTGACCCCAAGGGTGCGCTTGAAGTCGTTGAAGTCCGTGGGCTGCCCCTCGGTCATTACCACCACTTGCGTAGGTGGGTCGTCCTTGAAGTTGTACGTGCCCGGGATGCGCAGGATGCGCGCCGTCTCGAAGACCACTGCGTCAACGTAGAGGTCGTTTGCGATGCACAGGTCGCGCAGCCGCTCTGCCACCGGCTCCCAGTCAGCAGGGGCGACTTCCTGCGTTAGCGGCCAGTATACGTGCAGCCCGCGCCCTGAGTTGACGATGATCGGCTTGGGCAGCCCGACGTGCTTGCAGAACTTCCGCAGTGCGGCCAGTCCGGTGGCTTGATCGACATAGCCCCCGGGGCGACCCGTCTTAGGGTCAGCTACGGCTTTCGTCGGGCCACAGTCGATGTCCAGCCAAAACGCCTTGAGCGCCTTGACGTTCGATTTCTTGCGGTTTGCATCGCTGGCGTACTTCGCCACGCCGAAAAATACGTTCCACCCACCACTAACCAACCGTGCAGCAAGGGCGTCTACCTCTGCCCTAGTCTCCACAAGATGCTGCTGGCGTTGGACGTTATTACCGGCCCCTTTGATACCGACTATGGCATACCAGCCACTGGACGGTTGCACCGCATCCAAGAGGTCAAAATTGGTCATTAGTCCCCGCGACAGGGGAGCATACCCCCTGTTTTCTTACAAAACAATGATGCTCCGCACTAGCCGAGAGAAGCGATATATTTTTCGATCTTCTCTGAAGCGGCCTTCCCGGGAATCGACGTCCCTTGGAACCAGTTGTACACCGCTTGGCGGGAGACACCCATCTCGTTTGCGATCTCCATGACAGGGATATTGTGCTCGATGCACAGCCTGCCCAACTTGACCCCCAGCATGTCGCTGGGGGCCTTATCGTTGAGATCACGAAGCCGTAGGCTATAGCCTAGAGTCATCGGTCAGTCTTCCTCGTCATCGTTCCATTCGTCGATGACCGACGCAAGGTCCCTCTTCGGCTCGACTGCGGGGGCAGCAGCCTTGGCCGAACGTTTCACCGGTTCGCTGACCGTCTGCTGGACGGGAGCGGGTGCCTCGTCTTCGTCCTCGTCGTCCGGCTCGTCCGAGCGGCTAACATTGTTAGTCAGCGCCTTAGCAGCCGTGCTCACACCATCGGTCTGCGCGACCGTGAGCTGCACATACTTCTTGGTCTCGGGGTCGTTCTGCGCTGCGGTGAGCAGCTCATACTCCTCGTCGCTGATGCCGCGCAGCGGGGTGAACAGCAGCTCCATGCTGTCCGCGTTGAGGTCGTAGCTGATGTTGGTGACCACCGTGTCCGGGCTTTCGTTGTTGGCCAGCAGGTACTTCACGTAGCTCTCAAACGGGTGGACGTTGCCACTGCCCTTACCGAACAACGACTTAGCGGGGACGTTGAACTGGTAGACTTCGCCGCTGGGGTCACCCTCGACCAGCACAGCGATGCGGCGCTGGAACCGGCAAGCGCGACCGCCATTCTCGCCCGACCCTTTGATGTTCTTCGCGCAGTTGGCGCAGTTGGACGCTTGCTTGTTAGGGACAGTCGGCTCCGGCTTGTCACCAAGGTTCGACCAGCAGTCGGGGAGGGTCGGCTTGGCGTTCGGGTCGTACTTACCAGCGTAGAAGGTGCGGCTGACCTTCGGAAGCGCGTCGACGATAATAACATTCAGCTCGCCACGTACAGCGTTGCCGATCTGCTCGCCGTTCACCATGCGCTTGAAGGTGCCGTTGGTGTTGGTGGCGATGCGCCGCATGGTGTTCGTGGCAGCCAGAGACTGGCCGAGAGCGGTGGTACCGCGACGGGGGGCAGCGACAGCGCCCTGCTGCTTAAAGATGGATAGGTTGCTCATGGGTAATGCCCTTACTTGCTCGTGGGTTTACGGACGGTGACCGCGTACTTCCGGTCGCACTGGAGCCCCGCTGGGAACGCCTCGGGGTTTTCTTCCAGAAATTGCTTCATGTTCCCGTTGTGGATGCGCTGCTCCAAAAGGAAGGGCGCATCATTCTCTTTGATAAACCGATACAGCTGCTCCCAGTCGGTTGTCCAATACCGTTGCGTCACACGACGCGAGATGGTGCCGTTCTGGGTCTTGATGCTGTCGGCGTTCTGCTCGTTGCAGATGTCGAGCAGGGCAGTGGCAACCACGTCCATCTGCTCTCTAAGCGCACCGATTTCTGCCTTGAAGGCTTCCTCGCGGGACTCAACCTCAGCGCGAATTTTCCGGTAGATCAGGACGAGCTGGTCCACCGGTAGGTCTTTTGCGTCAGCCATGTTTGCTCCTTCTGTTTCCCCGCACCATAATTTAACATTTTACAGTGTCAAGGAGTATTAGCTAGGACCCGACGGTACAGGTCGATAATTTTCTCGTGGTTGTTAATGTTGCTCTGCAACATGTGGTACAGCTTAGTCTCTACGTCGCTACCCCGTATGTGCACGATGGTCATAGCGTTCTTCTGACCCGGGCGGTTGATGCGGGCGTTGGCCTGTAGGTAGGTCTCGACGCTCGTCACCGGGGCGTACCAGATGATTGTGTCTGCTGCCGTCAGCGTAAGCCCATGCGATGCAGCCTGTGGCTGGATGAGCAGCACGTGCGGGTCCTTCTTGGTCTGGAACTCCGTCACGATCTGTCCGCGCCGCGCCACCGGCACCTTGCCGTTGATGACGTCGCACGAGATGCCCTCCTTCTCCAGCCGCTCGCGCAGCAGCTCGATGGTGTGGGTGAAGGGGACGAAGACCAGCACCTTGTTGTTGGCCTCCTCGATCACCTCCAGCACGGCTGTCAGGCGGTTGCTGACGTCGAACTCCAGCACCGCTCCATCGTCCGTGTAGACCGCACCCCCGCTGATCTGGAGCAGCTTGTTCAGCTTAGTCGCCGCGTTGACCGCACTGACTTCCTCCCCCGCTGCTTCGATCAGCATCTCGTTGCGCAGCGTGTTGTAGAAGGACCGTTGCTGCTTGGTGAGCGGCGCTTCCCGCTCAAGGTAGGTCACGTCCGGTAGGTCCAGACAGTCCTTCTTCTCGAACCGGATGGCCGGTTGCAGCACCCGATGCACGGTCTGCTCCGAGTTGGGGCGCGGTGCCCACTTGAACTGGGTCACCTTGTACATCACGGCATCGCGGAAGTGGGTGTAGTATTTGGGGCAGTCGGGGTTGACCAGCTTGGCTAGGCCGTAGGCGTCCACAGGGCTCTGTGCTGCTGGGGTACCAGTAAGCATCCACAGGCGTGGGTCGGTTGCGTTGACGATGCGGTTGAGCACCTTCCAGCGGTTGGTCATGGGGTTCTTGTAAGCGTTGGCCTCGTCCACCACGATCAGGTCGAACCCACCCGCGATGATTTCGTCCTCGACCACAGCCAGCCCGTCGAAGTTGATGGCGACGAACTCTGCCCCTGCTGCGATAATCTTAGCGCGCTGCTTAGCCGTCCCATGGGCCACGCTGCACGAGCGGTGCATGGCGAACTTGAACAGGTCCTGCCGCCACGCGCTGTCCATAATAGACAAGGGGCAGAGGATAAGGACGCGCTTAATCTCGTTGCGCTTCATGAGGTAGTCGGCTGCCCAGATGACGCTGGCGGTCTTACCGGTGCCCTGCTCGTTGAAGCAGAAGGCTCGGTCATGCAGGGTTAGGAAGCTGGCGGTAGTTTTTTGGTGGCTGAACGGCGTGAGCCGTCCGGTCCACTGGTAGTCCCGCAGGATGGGCGACGGCACGTCGGGTGCCCGCATCTTTGCCAGTGCCCGTGCTTCCTTCATCCCCCAGTGTACGGCTACCTTGGAAATGCCGTTGTGGGTTTCGAGCAGCGCGGATTTCTTGATCTCGTTGATGATCGTGGAGGGGTCCGGCGTTCTGACGAGTAGCACCTTATCGTCAATGATCTGCATTACTTCTTCCTCTTGCGTTCCCGTGTGCTCGTTTCCGACACGAGGTTGCGCTTGCTGTCCCTCTTGAACGACCGGTTAGCCGACCGGCTCTCGACCCGCAGCCCGTCTCCGTTGCTGCCGCCCTTGTCGAATGCCCGAACGTGCGCGACGTCCTTGCCGTCGCCCTTCTTGACCTTGCCCGCCTTCATCATCTTGGCACGGGCAGCGTTGCGCGCAGCGCGCTTCTTAAGCTGGTCAGGGCGTCCTTGGTAGGTTTCGTACTCCCGCTTGTAGTTGCGGTCCTTGGGGTCTTTGTATGGCATGGGGTGACTTCTCCATGTAATCAGCGTCAAGAGTGCATACCACACCCGTGGCTATGGACCTAGCTTCGTAGATGGAGCCGACCACGCTATCGACCCTGACTACCCACCACAGGTGTCCGTGCGCAGTGCGCCGCCGTTCGTGGTAGGCGTCGAGGTCGTCCTTGAACCGGACAAGCACTCACCGCCTCCTTGGCCTATGGTGCTCGCAGCTTACCACAGGGCACCAGCCGCACAGAGGGCCAGACTTGGGGTTGAACACCCCCGCTTGCATCGCGTCCTCTAGCTGCCCCAGCTGCTCGTCGAACACCGATAGGTACTGCCCCAGATGCTCCCGCTTGTGGGTCTTCTTAAGGAACTCGTTGCTGACCACGTAGGCCAGCCCCGATTTGACCCGCACGACGTTGGGGAAGTGCACGAACACCGCCCCAGCCATCAGGTCGAGCTGCTTCATGTCCGCATACTTGGCGTTCTTGCCCGTCTTGTAGTCGATCATGTGAGCAGTGCTGTCGTTGGTGATGAGCAGGTCCACGATGCCCCGATACCAGACGTCCTTGTCGAAGAAGCCGCACGGTTCGAAGCCATCCTCCGCCTTGCGTATACCCAGCTTCAGCTCGGTGTGCTTCTCGCCCGGGAACTTGGCCAGCGTTTCCACCACAGGGCGCATGATCGCAAACTTGTCGGGGATGGGAGTACCATGCTTGATGTAGTGCTCCGCCGCCTCGTGCGCGTCGTTCCCGTAGATGGATGCCTCATTGCCTTCGTCCTTGACGTCCTTGGCCACCTTGAGGTGGAAGTACTTCTTCGGACACTGGTCGAAGGTTTTGATGCTGCTGTAGGACCATGCGGTCATGTGGACTGTAGCTCCCGCGCCGCTCGACGCACTTGGGTTATTGTGTTGAGGAGGGCGCGCTTGTCGGTCTCGTGCGCTTTCCCCTTGGGGTATATGCTGACGAGCTTCCCCGCCAGCCGCACCTTATAGTGCTTTCCCCCTAACTCAATAACCCATGGGAGGCCCGTCGCATCTAGGGCCTCCCGTAGCCGCTCGGGTAGTTTCAT